GGCTCGACGTGACCGCCAGATGCCGTGTCCACGTTGGCGACATGGTTGAGCTTCAGCTTCTCGAGGAACTCCGCCAAGTCCTCGTCATCCATGCCGCCGTAGTTCTCGACAAGCCAGAAGATTTGGGCGCAGTCGCTCAGGTCGTTTGCGAAGCCAGACTGTATCAGGTCGTATGAGTCGATGGCCTCACGCATGCCGACGAGCGTGCTCTGCTTGAGGCGCGAGCCGTACATGCGGACGATTGGCAGCGAGCTGTAGTTCTCCTCTATGACGTCGAGCGCGTCATCGTCTGCATCGGTGTACACATACGTCACCTTGTAGGCCGTCTTCGGTTTCGTCTCGACCAGCCCGCCGTTTGTGCCCGTCTGGTAGGTCGTGTAGCCGTCCTGCTCGTACAGCACGGCGTTCATGGGTCGGTTGGAGTCGAGCTGCCAGAACCGTATGCCAGCGCGGAGCGAGCCGTCGTACTCGTCAACCAGAGGGACGAACTCTCGCATCGTGAACACATGCACCCTGTCCAAATCCCAGAACATGTACGAACAGCCATGGATGAGCGCATGGTACCCCGCCTCGCGCAGCACGTGGTCGAAGTGTCGGCCCAGAAGCTCCTTCGTCTCGTCGACCGCGCCCTTTGCGGCCTCGTATGGGTCGATGAACGTCACTCCGTTGCCTAGCGAGTACATGCACCGTTGGGTGTTCAGTCTGTTGAAGAAGTTGCAAGCTATCTTGTTGTTTGCGACTGTCGGGTCTTCCGTCACGGCTCCCGATGCCGTGTACAGCTTTCGGACGGTTTGCTGGATGGTCACGTTGCGCTGGGCGTCGTACTCGTCGGCAATCTCTGCCATCCTGTACTCGTCGCTGTTCCTGTAGGTGCTGATGGCAGACAGGACGAACTTTGCCTTGTCATCTGCCTTCTCGAAGTCGGAATAAGTCAGCATGCGAACTCCCGCCTGACCGTTGGTTTGCCACTCCGTCTATGATAGCAAAAGAGGCCCCGAAGGGCCTCCCTGCCTTGCCGTTTGTGTGTTCGGTCAGACTGCCGCGAGCACCGCGAACAGGTCTTCGTCATCCATTCCGAGCGAGTAGTCATCAAGCTCGCAGATGAGGCCGTCGTAATCCTCGTTCGGTCCCAGCATGTCTGCCAGCATCATCACCGTCTCAAGTGGCACGCCGTAGTCCAGCGAAAGCCCCCTCATGTACTCCCTGCGCTCCTTCGTCCACTCCGACCTCATGCTACTGCCTCCCGACTTCCGTCTCGACGTGATGGACCATGACGATGGTCAGGTCTGGGTCGATGCCCCTGCTGTACTCTGCTGCCGCCAGATGCTCGGTCTGATAGTCAAGTGCTGCTATCGCCTCTTCCTTCGTATCGAAGACGAACCTGTACTTTCCAGAAGAGTCGCTGAGGTAGCCCCAGTGCGCCTTGTCAAATACGATGTAGTAAGTGCTGTCCCTGTCAATCATGCGAACCATCCTTTCTCATACTCCCGCCTACTTGGCTCCTAGGGGTCTTTCCCCTTGCTTGGATATAGTATAGCATATAATATCACGGGTACGGTTTGAGAATTTAAAAAAAATCCCCGCAGGTCGCAACCCACGGGGAAACCTCTCAGCCGAAGCCTTCGAGGGCAATTCGATTTTGGGCCTTTTACGTTGACTTGCCTAGGTCCCTGAGATTGGGCACGACGCGTGGCGAGAGTCGAACTCGCCCACTCTTGGCGTACTCCTGCGCACGAGTCCCAAGCGCCTTTCCGATTGACCAACGCATGGTGCCCAAACCTCGCAAGCCATTTTGTCGGCGATACCTGCGCGACAGTACCGCGTCACTGGGATGGCTCCCTGACGGCATTGTACTACAGCTCTCGTATCTTGTCGACCAAGGATGAATACGTTTTGGGATACAGGAGCTTGATTGTCTCCAAGTGCTCGTTAATGACCTGCATCACGTCCTCGTATGGCTTGCCGTTGGCGGCATCGAGGAAGTCCGAGCCGCTGAGAGCCGATTTGAGGACCGCCTTCCCCTCCGGTGGGTACATCTTCGCCATGAGGTGGTCACGCACCGTATACAGCCACGAGAGGCGCTGACAGAGCTTATAGGAAGCTTCTCGGTGCTCTAGGTCATCAATCTCGCGCTCGATTGTCTCTAGGTCAATCACTGCAAAGCCCCCTGACGCATATCGGCCTACCTAACGCCCTCCTAGCGGCCTGCACCGCCTCCATGGCATGGTTCTCCACCAGCTGTGCAGACCATTCCTCAGCGCCAACCCTGTCACCAGCGGCAACCATCTTGCCGAAGTCGGGCAAAAGTCCCCACGATACCGTTATGGCGTGCGCAACCTCATGCAGCATCACGCGGTCAAGCAACGGAGGGGTCAAATCGCTGCGCACGTACACCATGCGGCTGCTTGCATCTGTCACGGCAAGCCTTGGCGTGTCCGTCCTGTCTATGAGACGGGGGTCACCCGCTGGGACACGGGCAACCCCCCAAAGCTCGCCGTTTATGACGAACGGCCTCACGCTACATCTCGGTCATCATCTGACGGAGCTGCATCTTGAGCTGTTCGCGCTCCTGCGGGTCCGCCGTCTCCATCATCTGGCGAACCTCGGCCATCATGTCGGTGTGGCCGTAGCCGTCCATGCGACGGTAGCCGCGACGGGACGTGTAGCGGCCCATCGAGTCACGGGACTGGCCACGGTAGCCACGGCGGGACTCGCGCTCGTACCCGCGACGGTACCCACGGCCCTGACGGTCGTAGCCCATGCCTCCGCGACGCGAGTAGCCCATGCCATCGTCGTAGCCCGACTTGCCGTCCTCCATGGCCTCGGTCACGGTGCGGTAGTACTCGGCCTCCCAGCACAACTTCTCCGCATCGGCCAAGTCCTTGATGCCATCGATGGTCTCGGGGTCAACGCGGCCACCGTCATGCATGTCCTGCTCGGCCTGCATCAGCAGCTCGTCCTTCAAGTCCTTGATGCGCTCAACCATTTTTCGCCTCCTATGCAATGCGGTCGATTACCAGATTGGCGTTGATTACGTCAATGACTGGGGTGGGAACGAACGTCGGGTCATCCACGCTGCCATTGACGTACTCCACGGACAGCGAGAAGCAGCAATTCTGCGGAACCTTGATGATTGCCGTGCTCGTGAGGTTCCCGTACTCATCGACCGCAGCGGGAGTGAAGATTGCGCGGCTGGTCACGCGCGGCTCGCCGTTGACCGCAATCGCGAGTGCGATGGGTCCGACCGTGCCACCAGTTGGGATTGCGGCGTTGCCGTTGAACGTCACGCGGTAGGTAGCGAAGCACTGGTTGGTCTTTCCGCGCAGAATAAAAACCCCAGTTTCGTCCTCGTGGTAGACGCAGCCACGACGGCATGGGATAGAAGCGGTGAACAGAATTGGCCCGTTGAGGGCAACCTCCTGACTTGCGTTCGCTAGATACTCTGCTGCCATGTTCGCTCCTTACATGCCGCAGCCGCAACCACAGCCCTGATTCTGCGGCTGGCACTGGAAGATGGGCGTGCGGCCATAGACGGGCATGGACGGGACGGGGCAATTGGACAGGCGGTTGTACAGCGCGTCAACCTCGTTGGAGAAGCCCTGAGTAATAAAGGCGTTCTGCGCGGCCTGAGAGGCGGCAAGCTGCTGCATGTTAAGCTGCTGGCGGAGCTGCTGAATCTCGTCGTTCTTGGCGTCAATCTTGTCCTGACAGAGCTGGTCGATGATGCGCTGGGTGCCTGCGGCCTGCGAGGCAATGATGTCGCGGACGCCGTCCGAAAGAGCCGCACGGTCGGCACAGTTCTCGGCAAGGATGGTGGCCGTCTGCTGCGCGTTGCCGAGCTGGATGTCGGACGCTAGCTGGGCGGTCTGCATCTGGACTCCGTTGAAGCCCTGCATCATACCCATGTTGGTCGCGTTGAAGCCCTGATTGATGGTGTTCTGCGTGGCACCGAAGCCGTTGCAGAGGGCCATCTGCATGTCACCGCAGCACTGGCAGAGCTGGGTGGCGAGGCTCTGGCCCTGAGTCTGGATGCCCTGAAGTGTGGTCTGAATCATCTGGTCGCGGAAGCCGCCGTTGATTTGGTCGGCGTTGTTGAGCCACGGGTAAAGCTCGTTGCCGCCGACGCCGCCAGCACCGTTGCCGTAGCCACGGTTGCCGTTGAAGCCGCCGAGCAGGATGAACAGCAGCAGAATCCACCAGCCGCCGCCGTTGTTCCAGCCGTCGTTGTTGTTGCCGCCATTGCCAGCAGCGGCAGCGATGTCGGACAGGGAGTAATCAGGCATGTCGCGTCCTTTCTATTCGGTTTTTACGAATGCCTTATCCTTCACGCCGTGTGCACCCGACGTTAGGAATTGATGATGCCCATGACCTCATGTAGGTCGTATCCGTAGGCCTTGAACGCCTCCTCTGGCGTCCTTCCCTGATTCTGGGCAAGGAACTGCGCGAACTGGGGATTGCTCCGCGCTAGGTTAGAGATTAGCGCCGACGGGTCGCCCTGCATCATGGAGCGGAGCTGCGCCATCTGCGCCTTGAGGTTGAGTTGTGGTGCCTGTGGCTGGAACTGCTGCATGAACCCCATTGATTGCCTCCAGTGCCGCGCTTACCTTGGCAACGAACTGGTCGTACTCCTGCTTGCTAACGAACTGAGCACCGTCAATCTGGACGGGCTGTTGCTCGACGTGCGGCTTGAAGTCGAAGCACTCGACTGTCTTCATTCCAGTGCCGTCAGTGGTAACTATGTAGAAGCACGACCCCGTATTGTCGAAAAGCGCTGGCGACGTGCTGTTGGGTGGCAGGTTGTACTGCATTGCCGAATCTCGACCGTTGACCTTGATTACGCCGTTAACGGGCTGCTGGTAGGGCTGCACCATCGGGGACACTGGCTGGCCCTGATTGTACTGCGGCAGAAATGGGTTCTGCCAAGTCGGTGTGTACGGTTGGTACGGCACTATCGTTCCTCTCTCCTAGCACGCTCTGCGACTATGTACTCATGCCTCTCCACATGCATGCAGTTGGGGCATATGTAGTCGATGCTTGCAAACTCGTACAGATGCCAGTCTGAGTCTTGGACCATCCGCATCTCATGGCCGCACTTGGGGCACGTGGTGTCCAAGTCTGGAATGTCCACTACTGCACCGCCACGATGCCACACATGAGGAACAGTAGCACCAGCCGCATTGCCTCGGTCAGCACCGCGACTCCAACGGCAGAAGCCACAATGATTGTTGCTACGATTGCCGCGACCTTGCTAGAACTCATCAGGGTTCTCCAGCAGACACATGCCGCCACGGTCGTTCACGATGTACTGCACGCCAGTGTCGGGGTCGGTCATCACATAGAAGCGTATCGTCTCGCCGTCGTAGGTGTGCACGTCTGTCATGCTGTCATGTGTAATGAGGTGCTCCGTCTCGGATGGCTCGGAGACCTCCTGAGAGGCCAGATTTAGGGCCTTCGTCTGCATGTGCGCCCAAACTCCCAGAGCAATGATTACGAGCGCCGAAATCAGCGCCACGGCCACTCCTGCGGCCATTCCATTCGACGGCACCGTGTCATGCCTCGGAGCTGGAACCCTTCGACCGCTCTTGTCGTAGTGCGTCACTGCCACACCCCATCATTGAGAGACTGCTGGATGGCCTTTGCGGTGCCTTCCTCTAGGTGGCCCGCCCTGTCGCTTCCTATGTCGTAGCCACGGAGCGCCAACCACCCTTGGAGCATGCAAATGGTCCCTCGCGCGATTACGCCAGTGGGATTGCTCACCCCCACCGCCTTCTGAACCACCTTCATGAGCGCGGACCCTGAGCCGTCGTAGTCATCGATGGCAACCAACGCGGGCCACAGGCCGGCGTACTCCTTGCGCTGTCCCGTCACCTTTCCGTCAACGTAGGTCCCGCACTGACGCTGCCACTCTGAAACGCTCAGAGTGCCCAAATAGCCGTCGATTTCGAGCTTTTTGGCATCCGTGCCACCTTGACCAGAATCGCCCCCTGAATACCTCAGAATGCAATCCCATCCGTGCGAGTAGTTGTACACGGTGCGGATGTTCGTCTCGTTGCCAGTCTGGTCACCAGCCTGCCCGCCCGTGGCCCGCCCGCGTTCGTCAATGGACGCCTGCGCCAGCTTCGCGGTGGTTCCGCTGCCACTGATTACCGCAGCCGTGTGGTGGCTGTCGTTGAGCAGGATATCGCCCGCCCGCACTTGGCTCAGGCTGGTGAACGGTATGCGCTTCCAGCCGCGTGCGGTGAGGTTGCTCGACATGTTGCCCGTGTAGGTGGCGGAGCCAACGTCGAAGCCAGCCTGCTTGAGCGCCCAAATGACAAGCGACGAGCAATCGCACTCGCCGCCGTCGTAGATGTTCCATCTTTGGTTTTGGTCGTAGCCGAGGGACCAGTCTTGGCATGCCTTGCGCATGTTCTCGCAGAACCTTGCGATGCTTCCAGCCATCTAGCGACCCATCGCGGAGACGTGGCTTGCACCGATGCACATGCCGATGAACAGCCCAATGGAGTTGACTGTCAGCACCGTCGCATCAACGTTGGGCATGTTCCATGCGGGGCCTACCGCGCCAATCAGGGTCGCGGTGGCGGGGCAGAGCACCAGCCCTACCCATTTCAGGACGTCATACGCCTTTGACGGCAGGAGGTACTTCGGGACGTCGGGAAGCACGACCTCCTTCGCGGCGCTCAAGTCGTTGGTATCGTCAAGCTCTGGAATCACGAACAGGCCCTGCTCGTCTGGTGTGACATCTGCCATATGCTTGCCCCTTTTCTCCATGACCCCATTTAATCACCGTGAAGATTGTGCGTCAAGGAACATGGCTAAAAAGTTGGGGCACCACCAGTCAATCCACGCGTGGCCGTGGTCCGTCTTAGTTGCCACGGTCAGCATCTTCGCGCCGCATCTGCGCCGCGTAGTCGCTCCAATGGCTCGCGGACGTGTACGCGTCCCACGAGTCGGCTGGGACGAGGACGATGCAGTCCGTGGGCAGCGTGCCGATTGACGCCGTGAGCGTGGGCGGCGTCTCAGGCTCCAAGACCATCCGCCCGAGGTACGTGCAGCCCGCGAACGCGCCGCCCCCGATGCTGGTGACGCCCTGCGGGATGGTGACGGACGCGAGGGAGGAGCAGCCGTTGAACGCGCTGCCCCCGATGCTGGTGACGCCCTGCGGGATGGTGACGGACGCGAGGGAGGAGCAGTTCTGGAACGCGCTGCCCCCGATGCTGGTGACGCCCTGCGGGATGGTGACGGACGCGAGGGAGTAGCAGTTCTGGAACGCGCTGCCCCCGATGCTGGTGACGCCCTGCGGGATGGTGACGGACGCGAGGGAGGAGCATCTCGCGAACGCGCTGCCCCCGATGCTGGTGACGCCCCCACCGATGCGCAGCGACTGGAGCATGTTGCGCTCGCCGTTGGTGGCCTCGCCGAACGCGGTCTTGGAGTTTGAGCCGCTGCCGAGCGTGACGGTGCAGCCGTCCGCAACGGAGAGGGTGAGGTCGTACTCGCCCGCCGCCGCGTACGTGTGCTCGTAGCTCCTGTTCGACGTGCCCGAGCTGGTTGTGGTGGAGCCGTCACCCCACGCGATGGTCACGCCGCCGTCCACCTTCGCGGTGAAGTTGACGTGCGCGGTGGCGCGGGACTCGTCCGAGACGAGGACGCCCATGTGCGTCTTTCCGTCGCTGGTGACGTAGGTGGCACCCACGTCCGCGCCGTCCTCTGCGGCCTTCAGCGCGTCGAGCGTGTAGTTCCACCCCTGGAACGTCAGGCCGTCGTGCGTCGGGCCGTCGGGCATGGCCGTGAGCGCCGCGACCTCGTCACGGGTGAGCGACTGAATCACGGTGCCGTCGTGGTCCACGAAGTTCGCGAAGCCGCGCTTGACGCTGGTTGAGCCGCCGCCGGAGGAGCCGCCGCCCGTGGTGATTGCGGCGATTGCGGCGGCCATGTCGGCTGGACGGTACTTCGCGGTCTGACCGTTCTTCGCGCGGATGGAATCGGCGATGGCCCGCACGTCCTCCTCGCGGTAGAGTTTGAGCGTCATGGCTACACCCCCTTGGCGTGCCTGGCCTCGTACTTCGCGGCGTTGAGCACCCTCTGCGCGCTCTGAGCCGCAGGCGTGACGTTGTTGTTCTTCCACGCCGAGTAGATCGACATCGCCGCACCGGTGAGCACCAGCGCGACGTTGAGCCACGAGTCGGCGTCCACGCTGTAGCCCAAGACGCCCAGCACGCCGCACGCAGCTGGCACCACGATGCGAACGATGGCGATTACGGATTCTCTATTCACTGCCGTTGCCTCCAACCTTGAAGTCCGTCCTATTTTCCAGCGCCGAGATGCGTCGCTCGTGCTCCTCGATGCGGGTCTCGACCTTCGCGAGCTGCTGCCCGTGGTCGGTGAGCTGCTTCGACATCTCCCGCACGGTGTCGCGCGTCTCCCGTGACATTTCGCTGATGGAGTCCAGCTTGTCTGAGACCACCTGCTGCTCCGCGGCGCGCGCCTCGCGGCGCTCGTCGGCGTTGGAGCTGTCGCGCCTGAGCGTGAGGGCCACCGTGACCACCGCGAGCAGTAGGCTGCCGAGGGCCACGAGCTGCTCGAAGGTCAATGGGTTCACTGGTCACCTCCGGTTGCTTGTTGGAACTCTTGACATGATGCGGCCCCGGTCACTCGCGTTCGTGCCGGGGCCGTGGTCGCTAAACCCTGTCAGCTGCCGCGCAGATGACGAGCGCCGCGCTTGGCGAGTCGAACGTTAAGGACTCTCTCTCTCTCTGGCTGAACATGTGTTCCATCCTCCTAGTCTGCCGCGATGTACGTGAGCGTCGTATCGATGTACGTATCGCCGCTGGTTCGCACG